CATTCCATTCAGGCATTGACGGGTCAATTGGGAAGAAGTGTTTTTCATTGATACCATGAGGTACCCATTGTACTGCCGAATCTTCTTTTGGATTACGTTGCAATACGTTCTTCACAATGTTCTGCGTCTGTCGTGAAATGTTCATTAACAAATCACATGACTCATAGTATGGCTCATTCCAATACGGATACGGAAGATCATCCCAGATGTTATAATACATCAATGGAATCTCTTGACGAATCTCATGTTCTATTTGATATAGCCAACCCCAGAAGCGAGGATCTGTAAAGTGCAGAATTGCATCAGGCTTTTCTAGAAACATTATTTCTCGCAATACTCGTGCATCTCCATATCCGTTATAAGGATATATTTTACATGATGCATCTTCTACACCTGTCTCTTTTACGAGTTCAGCACTAATATCGATAACCTTGCCGATATCTGGATGTTGTATTGCTGCTCCTAATTGTACCCAATCAAACTCTTGGCATGAATTAAGTACAATTTCTCGTGACATTGTTGCTATACCAGAATGCATTCTTAGGTCATCTGATAGCAATAAAATTTTCTTTTTCTTAGGCTTGTTAGGATCTACTTTCCTAAGCTTTGGTAACTGTAACTTTTGCATTAATAACTCCGTAACCGTTCTTTTTATTTAATATAAATATGCTTCTACGTCAACACAACTACTTTTTTGTTAAGACGTTTTGCTGCATTTATAGCACTTTCACTGCCTTTCGCATCAACTCCTTTAGGTATTAATGCTATCATAACATCACAATCTCGCGCTATCAATAAATTTCTATGATGAAATTGAGATACGTGATAAGGCTTGTTATAATAACCGTCTGACATGGCACTATGTAAATTTCTAGGAGTATGTGCAGGATTAAATTCTCTATACTTAATTCCAAACTCTAATGCATACTTCTTGGCATATTTGTCAGCTCCTTCCGGACAACCTCCCGAAATAATTACTAATTCATCGCCATGTCGTTTTTTTAGGTCCGTTAGTAAATCTTTTATTTTACGTACGTTTTCATACTCTCTCGAACCAATAATCGCGCATTTCATTCTCATTAGCTTTTAATTCTATTTTTTAATGGGCATAGTTCATCGTCCTCAGCAAAATCACAATACTTGCAATTTTTATAATTCTTACCAGCAATGGCAGGATATTCTCGTGTTGTATTATACTGACCTTCATCATTAAAACTAGAACCTACAAAGTTTGAAATTTCGTTTATCAATTTATTTCTAGTAGGCTTACCACTTGCCGGCTTAAATTCTTGTACACGTTTCTGAGGAAACATTGCACCATCAATCAACTTACGTTTAACTATAAAATAAACTATATCGATATGTTCTACATCTACTCCGAACTGTTCTGCATAATATTGTTTATACAATACTAATTGCGAAGCTTTTATCTTATCTGCTTTTTGATACTTGTTCCATCCCATTGTACTAGTCTTGATATCAATAATTTTGATACGACCTGTACGCTTATCTCGTATAACAACATCTAAGTATCCCATCATGTAAACATTAGCATGCTTAGATGATACTGGATGATAGATAGGGACTTCTATCCCAACCAACTCTTCATTCTTAGCAGAAAAATATTTACCTCTATTCTTACGAATATAATCCAATATTGCAATACCGTCTTCATAAAATTCATTAAGTTCGGCCTTATGAGAAAAATGTTTACCCATTTGTTCATAAGCATCTTTATAACCCGTTGACATCTTTTCTTTGAGAATAGCACGTACATCTAATCCATCTGCTTTCTTAGCTGTCTCTGTATACATTGTAGTGAGATATAATTGCAATGTTTCGTGCAATGCCGTACCAAACAATGTATGTATACTTTGAGAAAAAGTACGGAGTCCTTTTATATATGCTAACTCCCATTGCTTGGGGCATGTCGCATACATTGAGAATTGAGAATAAGATATTTTACGTTCACCCTCTTTAGGTTCTCGTATAGCATACTTAATAAATTTATCCATACTTTAATATAAGTGCTACATCTCAAAGATCCAAATTTATTTTGATAAATGTTCAATACGTCTATTTAGATACCAAGCAGCTTTTTTAAGATCTTCTAACTCAGTAGCCGAATCTTTTTTACCAGCTCTAGATACGTATTTAACTACATTACCTAAACAAAAGTCTAGGCCCCATGCTTCAATAACTTTTATAGCTTCATATGTACTAGTAGCTCCGCCATAGTGCTGAGGATGATTAACTGATTCTTTTATTATACTCATTTCATTAAGCTTTTTATTTCTTTATCAGTTTTACCATATTTACGTAATATATCTATAACTAACTCTTTATCTATATCTAACAACATTGCTACGTATTCAGTAGCTTCTCGTATTGATACTTGATAATGTTTAGCTACAAACTCTAAAAGTTCCTTATTGTACTTATCAGAATCTTTTGCCTTAATGTATTTGTTATACATTTTACGTTTAGGTAATAGTTCTTGATATAACTGATAAACATGTTTACGATCCAATTCTCCTATCGTATACTGTTGAAACATATCGACTATTTCAATTAGATCCATATTCATACTCAACCAACGATTGATAAGATATGGACTAAAAGACTTTTG